GAGGGCGCAACAGATTGCTGCGCTTGAGGCGCTGAAACAAAAGGTCATGGCTGACTACCACAAAAGCGTGATGGAAATCAATGAGCGCATTGGCAAACTTTTAGCGTTGGAGGCAGCATGAACGAAACTTTAGAAGGCATGACGCTCAGAGATTATTTTGCTGCAAAGGTTATGCAAGCTATTCTTACTAATCGCAGGCTGGAGGACTGTGACGACGATGTAGTTGCAATTAATGCCTATCAAATGGCAGATGCAATGCTTCAAGAGAGAGAGCAATCATGACACTCTACCAACGCTGGCTAGATGCCAAAAAACTTGAGGCCGCCGCAGTCAAAGACCGCCGGGAACTTGAAGACTCAATGGTCAAAGAGTTTGCCTTACCAAAGGACTTGGAAGGCACGGTAAACCATGAGGTTGACGGCTACAAGATCAAGATGGAGGGCCGCATTAACAAGAAGGTGGACAGCGACAAGCTGCAAATGTTGGCTGCGGAAGCTGGCCTGTCTGAACACCTGTCCAGCCTTTTTAGGTGGAAACCCGAAATCAATGTGAAGGCATGGGATGCGGCTGCTGACGCCGTGACCGGGCCTTTGCTTGGTGCTATTACGTCCACCCCTGGACGCCCTACTTTCACAATCACAAAGGACTAATCATCATGGCTTTCTTAGACGAAGAATTTAGCATCGACTCTCTGCCGCAAGGCACTTCTAACTTTGAGCCACTGCCCGAGGGCTGGTACAACGCAACCATCACCGGTGCTGAAGTCAAGGCCACCAATGCGGGAACTGGCAAGTACATCGCTGTCAAGTACACCATTACCGGCCCGACCCATCAGGGCCGGGTAGTTTTTGGAAACTTGAACATCAAGAATCCTAGCACCAAGGCCGAGGAAATTGGGAGGCAGCAACTTGGTGAAATCATGCGAGCCATTGGCCTTGCCAAAGTGACTGACACCGACCAACTGATTGGCGGCAACCTGGGCATCAAGCTGACGGTCAAGACCGGCGAGTACGCAGGCAATGAGATCAGGGGCTACCGCGCATTGGGCGGTGCTGCTGCGGCTGCTGTAACGCCATTCAAGCCTGCTGGTGCAGCGCCTGCAAAGTCTTCTACGCCACCCAAGTTTGGCGCATCGCCGTGGGCGAAAAAGACCCCTGCCTAAAAAAAGACCCCGCTTGTGACGGCGGGGTCAATCACTACAGGAGAGAACAACGTGCAAATACCAGACCCAGAGATTACCATAACTTCACTGATCGACGCTGCCCACGAGGAAAGGCTTGAAAAGCCCAGACCGCATTTAGGGGCAAGCACCTTGGGCCATCACTGTGAACGGTGGCTTTGGTTGTCGTTTCGGTGGGCGGTGCAGGAACAATTCAAGGGCCGTATCCTGCGCTTGTTTAGGCGAGGCAACAATGAAGAAGCTACCATCATCAGTGACCTACGGGCGGCAGGCATCCATGTCTATGGCACTCAGACCAAGGTGGACTTTGGCAGTCACGTATCAGGGAGCCTGGACGGGGTTGGCAAAGGTGTGCCCGGTGCGCCGAAAACTGAACACGTGCTGGAGTTTAAGACCCATTCACTCAAAAGTTTCAACGACCTAGAAAAGCATGGCGTGGGCAAGAGTAAGCCCCAGCATTACACCCAATGCCAAGTGTATATGCACGGGACTTTACTGAAACGTGCGCTGTATGTTGCCGTCTGCAAGGACGATGACCGTATATACACCGAGCGTTTGGAATACGACAAGGAAGTGGCAACTAAGGCCATTGAGCGTGGGCAAAGGTTAACTTTGACTGACCGCCTACCACCACCGATAAGCACTGACCCGACTTGGTTTGAGTGCAAGATATGCCCGGGGCATGACTTTTGCCACGGCAGCAAGACCACAAAGCACGTTAACTGTCGTACCTGCGCCCACATCACGCCATTGAGCGATAGCACTTGGCACTGTGCAAAGTGGGATGACATTGTGCCGTTGGAGTCTCAACGTACCGGCTGCGAGGCCCATGTCCTGCACCCTGACTTAGTGCCTTGGAAGCGGCTTGAGGGGCCAAGTGACTGGGTGGCAGTCTACGAGATCAACGGGCTGGGGATTGCCAATGGTGAACCGGGTGAGGGGGTGTACGGTAGCAAGGAACTGCTGGCTAACGCTGCGGCTTGCGCGAGTGGTGATCCGCTGATTGCCGAGGTAAGGGCTAAGTGGGATGGGAGGGTAGTGGGGTGAATGAACAAGGAGAATTAAATGAGTTGGCTCTTTTCGCAGGCGCTGGTGGAGGAATACTTGGTGGACACCTCCTTGGATGGCGAACAGTCTGTGCAGTTGAGTGGGAGCCATACCCAGCAAGCGTACTGTGCGCCCGACAAAATGACGGTCTTCTCCCGCCTTTCCCGGTTTGGGATGACGTACAAACCTTTAGAGGAGAGCCGTGGCGAGGAATTGTTGACGTTGTATCGGGCGGGTTTCCCTGCCAAGATATTAGCGCAGCTGGAAAAGGAACAGGCATTGACGGAGAGCGCAGCGGAATGTGGCGAGAAATGGCACGCATCATTCACGAAGTACGACCACGATATGTTTTTGTGGAAAACTCACCAATGCTCACTTCTCGAGGACTTGGAACCGTTCTTGGAGACTTGGCCTCAATGGGGTTTGATGCGAAATGGGGAGTGCTGGGAGCAGCAGACGTTGGCGCACCACACCAAAGGAACAGGATTTGGATTGTGGGCAACGCCAGCAGCATCAGACGGTCAGCGGGGCGGGACGATCACGGACAAGATGACGGGTCAAAGCCTGCCACAGATGGTCAACACTCCAGCCAAATGGCCTACGCCTTGTGCAACGGATTACAAGGGATCAGGCCAAACGGGACAGTTGAGGGACAGGTTGGATTACGCTGCCGAACGGGGAGCGACCAAATCAAACAATTACGCCACACCGCAAGCGAGGGACTTTCGTTCTGGGTCAACGGATCGGTGGGACAACCCAGATCGATCACGGAATCTAAACGACCAAATTGGTGGGCAACTGAACCCAACGTGGGTAGAGTGGCTAATGGGGTGGCCGCTAGGGTGGACAGACTTAAAGCCATTGGCAATGGACAAGTCCCATTGTGTGCCGCAACAGCTTGGAGACTCTTAAATGCTCCGTGACTACCAACAACGCACCATCGATCAGCTTTACGCATGGTTCGAAGCAGGCAACCAAGGCAACCCCTGCCTAGTCCTGCCCACCGGCTCCGGCAAGTCTCACATCGTGGCTGCACTCTGCAAGGATGCGCTGCAAAATTGGCCCGAAACCCGCATCTTGATGCTTACCCATGTGCGCGAACTTATTGAGCAGAACGCCGACAAGATGCGCCAGCATTGGCCCAATGCACCACTTGGCATCTACAGTGCTGGGCTGCGCCAGAAAGAACTTGGCGAACCTATCACCTTTGCTGGAATCCAATCGGTGCGAAACAAGGCCAAGGAGATAGGCCATGTTGATCTGGTCATCATTGACGAGTGCCATCTGGTTTCGCACAAGGACGAAGGCGGCTATCGGACATTACTATCAGACCTTTATCAGAGAAACCAGAACCTGCGGGTAATAGGTTTGACCGCCACACCGTACCGCCTGGGGCATGGCTACATCACCGATGCGCCTGCCATCTTCAGCGCCTTGATCGAACCCACCAGCATTGAGGAACTTATCCACAAGAAGTATTTGTCTACTCTGCGCTCTAAACTGACCCGCACCAAGCTGGAGGTAGACGGGGTGCATAAAAGGGGCGGCGAGTACATTGAGAGTGAACTGCAGGCCAAGGTTGACACCACCGACAAGAATAGAAAGGTAGTGGCTGAAATAGTGCGCCTAGGGCATGATCGTCAATCCTGGCTGATTTTCTGCGCTGGGGTTGCCCATGCCCACCACATTGCCGAGGCGTTGCATGATGAGGGCATTGTTGCCGAGTGCGTGACCGGAGAGACACCGAGCGCCGAGCGCGACAAGATGCTGACCGACTTCAAGGCAGGGCGCATCCGAGCGTTAACTAATGCCAATGTACTCACCACAGGATTTGACGCGCCTGGGATTGATTTGATAGCTATGCTGCGCCCAACCATGAGTCCTGGGCTTTATGTCCAGATGGCAGGGCGTGGCTTACGCATTGCCGAGGGCAAGACCGACTGTCTGGTGCTGGACTTTGCAGGCGTAGTAGAGCAGCATGGCCCGATCACTGCCGTGAACCCACCACCAAAGAAAGGTGACAAGATAGGGGAAGCGCCCGTAAAGGTCTGCGACAACTGTCAGGAAATTTGTGGTTTGAGCGCCCGAGTCTGTCCGGCCTGCGGGACGCCGTTTCCTGAGCCAGTGCGCCCCGCGCTGCGCCTGCACCATAACGACATTATGGGCAATGAGGGCATTGACCTCGAAGTGACAAGCTGGCATTGGCGCAAGCATATATCTCGCGCCAGTGGCAAGGAAATGCTCTCTGCCACTTACTACGGGGGTCTGTCCGATTTGCCTGTAACAGAATACTTGGCAGTGACGCACGATGGCTATGCCGGGGAAAAAAGCCGTAGGCTGCTGGCTGATATATCGCACCAAGCCAGTGTTGACCTGGACTATGGGGCCACTGACCTGCACCAAATGGCCCAGCAGTTGACCGAGGGTCTGCCACCAGTAAGGATCGAATTCAAGCGAGAGGGCAAGTTTTTTTCAATTGTCAGGAGAATGTGGATATGAGACACCCCGAACCCCAAATAGTCACCCTGTACCGCGCCACCGTGAACGCCGAGCCGCCGAGGGTCTGCCATACGTGCGACCACTACACCGAGCAAGGACTATGCGCCGAATATAACGATACGCCACCACCAGAGTTTGCATCCGAGCCTGGGGGCTGCGCCCTATGGGAGTGGGAACTTCCTTTTTGACATTAAAACGGGTATAATGAAGGCAACACATAAGGGGTTGTCGTGGAAAAATTATGTTTTAAATGTAAAACTGTTAAACCATTATTGGAGTTTTACAAACATCCAAGAATGTTTGATGGTCACTTAAATAAATGTAAAGAATGTGCTAAAACTGATGTTGGAGCGCATCGCGCACAAAATATCGAAAAAGTGCGCCAGTACGACAGAGAGCGTGGAAAAAATCCAGATCGAAGAAAAGCCAATACGGAAATTACTAAAATTTGGCGTTTTGAGGATAAGCGTAGACAAAAAGCACACAATGCGGTTAGTAGGAGCATAAAAAAAGGAGAATTGATTAGGCAACCATGTTGCAGATGCAATGAAAAAAAATCATTGGCCCACCATGATGATTACGACAAGCCGTTAGATGTAATGTGGCTTTGCCAGCCATGCCACAAACAACGTCACAAAGAGATTAAAGCATGACCACACCATCTGAACATTTACAGCAGGTCAGGCTTGTAAGCTGGTTTCGACGCAACTATCCGGGCGTGAGGGTGTTTGCAATACCGAACGGGGGCCATCGTGGGGCCAGCCAAGGGGCTGCGTTGAAGGCCGAGGGTGTAACCCCTGGAGTGCCTGATCTATGCGTCCCTGAGTGGCTTTTATGGGTCGAGATGAAGCGTGAGGCCGGGGGCGTACTGTCACCAGTACAAAAGGACTGGATTCAGTACCTGGAAGGTATCGGGCACAGGGTCATCATCGGGCATGGTTTCGAGGATGCCAAACGGCAGATTTTGGACGTAAAAAAGCCCGAGGGCTAATCGGGCTTGGTTGGACGGGGTGGTTACAGGTTCAAAAGCACTGCCACCAATGTAGCAAGCAGGGCTGCGAGTAGGATCATTCGCACCCCATGTAATAGTCTGGTTCAACTTCCTGCCACCAAGAAACAGGATTCCACCCCTGATCTGTCATCACTTCAATGTAACGTCCCCGTTCGTGGTCATACCCTGTCAGGTACGATATGGCATATCCTAGTTTAATTTCTTGCTTCGCCATATGGATAGCAGCATGGTATGCCTGGTCTTTTTCTGGATAATCTTTTAACATTTTGGTTTCCTGATTGTTTAGTAAGTGCCACTGAATCATTTAATTGCTCCACCAATTGGCAAGGGCAAGGGCAAGGCAGGTAGCAATGCAGAGGGCTAGCAGGTAGTCCCATATTGTTTCTTTCATTGGGTTGCCTTTTTTATTGCGTTGTTCAAAACCTGATATGTTCCAATTGCCTCATAGCATTGAGGGTAATTGTCAAACAGACTTAAAGCCTCAATGCAAGCCTCAAGCAGGTCAGGCGCTGCCGCAATTAGTTGGGCGTCAGAAAAATTCACAGATTGCACGTCCCCAATAACGCCTTTTGTGCTTTGCTGGACAATGTGCCAATAGCCTGGTTCGCCATTAATTGTGTCAATTACCTCAGTTTTCCAAGGGCTTGGCGTGTAGTTTTTCATTCTCCAAGCCCCTTGCATATTGGGCAAGTAGTCCCATCAAACTCACCCTCACCAGAGCCAGAGCAGGCAGGGCATATGCCTGAATCATATTCGCCTGGGCCATCGTCTGCCATGTAAGCTGCTAGATCGTCGTCATAATCAATCATGCTGTCACCTCATCATGTAATCCCATCCACAATTCAGCCGTGAGAATGTCTCCCATCAACCACCAGCCCACAGTCCTGGCATTTGGCATAAGCCCGTAAATATGCACTTCGTCATTTTGAGTGATGCGGTATTGGCCTGCACCATATTTGGCGCGTAGGGCTGCGCGTAGGGTTTCTCGGGGTATTGATTTCATTGTTGATTCTCCAATAGTTAATGGCCTGCACAATGCAAACCCCTAAACCCTGCACTGGCAGGGCTTAGAGGGTGCATTGTTTAGGCTGCAAGCTGGATCGCAGTCAGTGGATCAGGGAAAGCCTCATTAAAACCCTGATAAGTGCCAATATCCTTGATTCTCATTGGCATAATGACGACAACGGCTGTATTTTCTCCACCGTGCATCAGTCCGGCATCATTGCCACGTTGCACCAGAGGATAAACCTTATTTTTGCCGCCATGGTAAGCGTTGAGCGCGTCATTGCCTTGCACCAGATAAGCATAGTCAAAATTTGATGCAGTATTCTCGCCTGTTACCTGATCGAATCTAGTGATAACGCGAGTATGGTCAGGAAAACGCCCGTCAATTGGTGCAAAGCGAATACCATCAATCATATAATTACCGTCAGGCAACGATTCAAGAATGACGATATCGGCTTTCTTGCTGATTTTCTTGCAGGTTTCCAGTGGTATGGTCATTGACCATGCCGCGCTTTGCTGGCTTTCCAGATTCTCAATTGTTGCCCGTCCCGCAAACATGATATGCCCATTT